CATTATCGAGGCGAAAGCCGGCCAGCCCCATCTCGCCGAATTCGTGAAACAAGCCAGCCGGGAGGCACGCAACTACGAAACACACCGAAACAAACAAAACAATTCCACCATCGGACTCGTAGTGATGAAACAGCGCAACAAACCCTGGAGCGAAGCCTATGTGGTATCAACCCTCAACGAGCTCCTCCCACACCTCTGACACTTGCCGCCTCCTCGACACCTACCAGATACGGTACAACCCGTCCAGGAACGAGCAACACATCCTCTGCCCGTTCCACGACGACCACCAGCCCTCCATGAGCATCAACCTCGACAAAGGCCTCTGGTACTGCCACACATGCGGCATCGGAGGCGGACTCCACAAACTGAAACAACAACTCGAAGAAGAAAACCCGAATGTACGACAGCATACGCCCATACAACATTGCGGAACGCCGCCGAATCCAGAAAGCGGCGGCCCTCTACGAAACCCACCTCGAAAACATACTCGACCTTCTCTCGGCAAGAGGCATCAGCGAAGAAACAGCCCGCAACCACCACCTTGGATACATCGACAATGACCCCATCCCAGGCCACGAAAACTACAACCAGTGCATCACCATCCCATACATGTACCCCGTTTGGGGAGGGCCAGCCGAAATACGAAAAATGCGTTTCCGCTGCTCACTCCCGCACGACTGCAAAACCCACAACCACCCCAAATACTTAACCCCGGCCGGGGACACAGGTTCCATCTACAACATGGCCGCTATGGCCAACCCGGCAGCCGAAATGCACATTTGCGAAGGCGAATTCGACTCCATGATCCTCGAACAATGCGGATGGTCGGCCGTCGCCCTACCCGGGGCCACCTCGTGGCAAACTTTTTGGACCAAATTTTTTGAAGGCTACGACCACATCTACATATGGTCCGACCCAGACCCTGCAGGCGACAAGATGGCCCAAACCATCCAAACCGCGCTCCCCCAAGCCACCCATGTGCCCCTCACCCTGGGGGATGTCACAGACACCTACCTGCAGGCCGGAAAAACAGGGTTGACACAAGCACTAAACACAGTGCTACAATAAAACCACACAAGCAACCTAAACCAAGAAAGGTACACTAAAACACCATGGATCCCCTCGACACGTGCCCAATTCCCAACCGGCGCAACACCAGCCAAGCTGCCAGGAGGCGTATCCGCCTCGCCATCTGTGCAGAAAAATGGGCTGATGGAGACAACCCACTACACATCATGCACACCTGGGGCACCACATATGATGGGATGCGATCCATGATCCGTGCCAACCCCGACATCAGGCTACCCAAAGACATGACCAAACATTTACACAAAGTATGCCGGGAAGCCTACCCCAAAAACCAGCCCAACAGGCACCGAAGCGGATGGGACGCCTACGAGAAAAACTACTACACCCACGAAATCCTCTTCCTCGACCAGTTCAACATCCCAGCCCTCGAAATCCTCAACCGGCTCGACGTGTCATGGGCCATGTGGAAACAAATCATCACCGAAAACCATCTCACACGGCTCCAAGACGAAACCTACAATGCGTGCCACTGGCACTATCTGAAACAGCAACACCCCGACTGGACCGACCAGCAAATCACACAAGCCCAATACGCCGGGAACAACACCTTCAACCAGTTCATGCAAGACGACAGGCCAACATTGTGAGCATCTCGTTCAAACCCACCACCAAAGACAAGCGAGCCATACGCAACATCATTGTCGACGCGTGGCTCGACGAAAACCAAGTACGAGACATGCCCGACAAGGTACTATCACACATTATCGAGTACTGCTGGAGGCGCTTCACAGACAACAACAGGTACGCTGTAGCTGCCCAATATTGGAAAGGGCCACACAAGCCCGATAGTGACCATCAACGGATCATTGTAGGCTACTTCAAAACCGCCAAACAAGCCACGAACGCAGCAAAACAATTCCACTGGAACACCCGGCTACAACAACAATGGAAAACATGGATACTACCCGTGCATAACGGCACCGTGTCAGAGCATTTCACCAACCAGAAAACACTCTTCGACACACAAACCAGCAACCAGGGTAACGCCGCACTGCCGGAGCATCTACAAAACGTCATGTGCGGAAAAACACTCAACCACACAGACGGAACCGTATCGTGGTGCACCCGCAAACCAGGACACGACGGCGACTGCCGCACAGGATGGCAACCAACCACACAACCGATAGGACACCATGGCAACCAAAACTGAAACCCTCATCCAACGCTACGGGGCTAAAGCCGCCGACGTCCTCGCCGACAGGTCCATACCCGCCACACAGCTAGCCCAAATGCTCACTGAAGCCGGATACCCCATCTCCGCCACCGTTATTAAAGACTATCGCCGCACACAAACCAACATCCAGAAGGAGGAGGATACCCAGTGATAGACAATATAGACCGGCTCCTCACACAGCTAGCCAACCACGACAACGCCATCGACACCATCGACGACAATCTAGCCAACGGCACCGTGCGCCGCACACGCATCTCCGAATGGACCTTACCCAACGGAGAAACAGGCCGATCCATACAAAAAATCATCGACCACCAACCCGCAACCGACCCCTACCCTATAGACGAACTCGTCAACAAACTAGCCGAATGGACACCCCCAAAACCAGCCGACAACACCCACACCGACTACAGCAATGCGGCCTTCGTCATCGGGGCGGGAGACTTCCAAATCGGCAAAGGCATCCCCGGCGGAGAAACATCACACTTCGCCGACGACTATTTGCGCTCCCTCGCCTCAGCTAAACACTACTGGCAACAGGCAGGCAAACCGCAACGAGTCCACATCGCATTCCTCGGCGACATGATCGAAGGATACGTGTCACAAGGAGGCAACAACGCCTGGCGCACACAAACACCCTTGACGGAACAAATCAGGCTCACCCGCATGGCCATGCTCCAGTTGGTCCACCAATTCGACCACTGCCAAAACGTGACAATCACATCCATCCCCGGCAACCACGGAGAAGCCGTGCGCTTCGGCAAAGGAGTCACCACCTACGACGACTCCTTCGACGTGGACTGCTGCCGCGCCATCGCAGAAGCCTACCAACTCACCAACCACTACCCCAACCTACACTTCCACTTCCCCAGCCGAGACGAAATGACCACCACCGTTGATGTGGCCGGCACACGGATACTGCACGCCCACGGGCACCAGTGGCGCACCGGCAAACACTATGATTGGTGGCGCGGCCAAGAATTCCACAACGGCACCGTATCTAATATTCTCATGGCCGGGCACCGGCACCACCTAGAAATCTCTGAGCAAGGACAACGCACCTTCATCCAATGCCCATCCCTGGAAGGCGAATCCACATGGTTCCGGCACAAGACGGGCACCACCGGCCACCCCGGACTCGTGTGCTACACTATCAACAACAAAACACCAAACAACTACCAGATAGCAAGGTAATAGTGCCATGAGCAGACGACCAACAAAAGCAGACCTAGCCACCACCGCATCGTGGGTGTGGGCCACAGACCATCATCTACGCACACTCAACCGGGCATGCACCAAAACAGCCGGACACTACCCCGCAATCAGCGCAGACGACCTCTACCAAGACTCCCTACTATATATTGCGGTGCGGGAACAATACCACAACCTAGACAACAAACACTACACCAAAATGTGCTACAGGGTAGCCAAACGGCTAGCCAACAAAACCACACAACATTTAGACCAGCCGAAACCTTTACCCGATATCATTCATCTAGCCGACAACCAAACCAGCAACTAAGGAGAATCATAATGGTCACCACCATCCTCGACGACGGCACCCAAACCACCAGGCTACAAACCGTAGGCGCCACCACCACAGCAATCATCACCAACACCCAAACACCCGAAACCATCACCGCAAAATACACCATCAGTAAAGACGGCACAGCCACCTACAGCATCAGCGGCAACACCTACCTCGGCGACCACCAACACATCATCAAACTCATGTACGACTACTGCCACTGCGTCGGACGATTCGACACCACCAACACCAGCAACATGAACGACTTGTTTAAGGATTACCAGTGAACCGAACCTACACCACAGCCGACATCATCCAAGCCGCCCAATGGATCTGGAACGGAGGCCCATGGAAACCGAGTGTCGAACCAGGCATGCCACCACCACCAACCGCGCCACAACACCACGGCAACAACATCGTCTCCATGATCGATTTGCAGCTAGCCATCGACGACTACACCCTCACCTGCCAGCCATCCAAACAGCGAAAACGGCTAGCCAGGCTCGCAGCCTTCAGGGAAGTATACGGGTATGACCAAACCTACGCCACAGCCGCCCAACGACTCGGAGTGACAAGACAAACCGTGAAACAGTGGGCAGACCAAACACTCATCACCCTAACAGGATACGCAAACAGTCGATACTACCAAGACGACAGCGCAGGGATGGGATAAAACCATGAACAACACACACAATATCACCTACACCACCCTCAACACAGCGATACACCGTATCGTCCAACAACATCCCACCAACATGCAACAGCTGGAAAACATTGTTGACAGTGTCGAAAACCAGTACGGTGTACCCATCTCACTCGACAACGTGAACCTTACCGTCAACGAAGTCAGCCTCGACGATCTCGCTATCGACCAGGACACGCTAGACGAGTGCAGCGAAATCCTGTGGTTATGCGACAGTGCAGGACGCCCCACAAACAACAGCAACACCCGTGACAACATCGAGGTCCAGAGCCCCTATGCAAGCCAGGAAGCACTAGACTGGCTCGCCGGAATCGCATACCAGGCAAAACTATTGCAGGCGGCAGCCGACGAGATCATGTGGGCTATCATCCGCCACCGCGACAACCACAAAAACGTTATCGGCCGGAACGTTCTAGACCAGGCCAGCGAAACTATCTCTACCTGCCTCCACCTGTATCAGATGCTCGAAGACACCATCGACCGCAACGAATCATAGCCACACCGCATAAACAGAAATAGTGCCCCAGCGGCAACCACCACACAATCGTGGCAGCACCGCTGGGGCACACATCTATGTTCACTTATCATCCGATCGGCTCTACCGTGCCAACCTCCGACTCGGCAGCGTGTTTCGGCACATAGCCTACACCAAGATCCGCATCGTCTACAGGCTCGATCATGCCAGGATCCGACACATCCACCGAGTGCGGCTCAACCATGCCCCCATCATCCGGTGGAACAAGACCAGCATCCACAACCGTGGTTTTAGGTTTGCCGGCCACAAACGACGGGCTACCAAACGAAGTAGCCACCGACAGTATTGCAGCAACCCCGGCTGTTATCAGGGCAGACTCCCACGGCAAACCACGAAACGACTCCGCAGTATACGTGACACCCGCAGTCACCCCCAACACAGCAACAAACGTTTGCACAAAAGTTTTCAGGGCACGCTCAAACAAGCCCAACCAAAACTGTTTACCCACAACAAACCACCATCACTTTTTCAAACCATTAACAGCAGACTCAAGCCTGTCAATACGGCTACGACACTCCAGCACGTAATACCAGACACTCCACAAAGCATCCTTTGTGCGCCACAGCTTCCCCGTCACCGGATTCTTCACCCACGACAAGGCGTCAACACGTTTACCCAAATCACCATTCTGTAATTGAACCACACCAACATCATGGTGCAGCTTATTCACCGAACCAGTAAGCTGGGCAGACAATTGTTTAATCTGATCATGCAAGGCTTTCACATCAGCCACAGTTAACTCCTCACTACCACTACCGCCGTTGACCACGGCCATAAACCTGTCCCACGGAAACCACGGCCCAGGATCGTCATGATCCGATTGATGCCACGCATCCGTCACATCCACATGGCCGCACACACCCCGCCTACCAGCCTTCAAATCGGCTGCACTAAGCTTCCTCTTCGGAACATTATATTTGTCACACAAACGTCTACACAGGATGGCAGCCTTCTCCACCGCAGGCCACACCCTAGGATCAAGCCACTGCTCCCGAGTGTAAGCATGCCCCGGCACCCGGAACGAGGCGTGCGAACCACCATCCGCGCAAATCTCGATACCCAAACTATGCGGATTCGGCGGGGCATGCCACCCAATCGTAGACTCCGACAAGCACTGCACCGTCTCCCCAATATCACACACGTAATGCGCCGAACCACCCGACGATGGGGACGCGAAATAGTTTGCCGTGGACACCGCCCGCCCCTTACGCGAAGCGGACGGAAACCCCACATCCGGGCACGTCGCATGAATCACAACCCTATTCACCGGATGATTAGAACCAGCCGAATGGTGCGCTGCTGGAATGTATCTCACCACACACCACCTAACACCACAATCAACACTAGTAACACCCTTCCCTTTTCTTTTTTACTTGTGGGATGATATAGTCACTATAGGCGACGGTTTCACACCCTGGCAGGCCACCGAACCCGATATGGTAGAAGCCACACCATCACTAAATTTCACCATCAGGCGACCCTCAGAACAGTACATAGACACCACAGAACGGCCATCCTTACCATCTTTACCATCGGATCCGTTCGCACCGGCGGGGCCTCGCTCACCCCGTTCCCCCTGTGCACCTTGCGGGCCGGCAGGACCTGAAGGGCCCACAGCACCGCGCTCACCAGCCGAACCATCCCGACCATCAGCGCCGTCAGCACCGGCACGGCCCGCAACACCATCATGGCCATCCGATCCATTCGCGCCAGGCAGCCCGTCAGGACCTTTCACACCATTCAAACCCGGGGAACCCTGCGGGCCAACAGGGCCAACCAGCCCAGCCGAACCATTAACACCGTCACGGCCGTCAGCACCGGCACGGCCTTGCGGGCCGCGCTCACCTGCAGGACCCGCCACACCCTGCACACTCCGCTCAACACGCACAGCATCCACACACAAGCCAGACTGGTGAAGCCGCGCAGACTCCACACCACCCTGGGTACACGCCTGCCGCACACGGCTGGCTAACCCCTTAGCCGCTGTACCATTAGACTGGGCCCTAGCCTGCTCTGAATCCCGCTCAGAGGATACAGCCCCGAAACGTAAAGCACCCGCAGCAACCACCGCCAACAACACAAGCGACAAAAACAACAACACCAAAGACGCCCTCTCAAACGAGCGACGCTGCCGCTTCTCCTCCTCCAACTCCCTCAACCCTACTCACCTCCACCATCAACAGTATCTTTCAAAAACTCAGGCACATCAGGGAGATGCATAGGCTCCACATCATCAGGAAGCCCGGCGTTAAACCGGCGAACCTCACGCCGCACACCCCACACATACTCCTCCAACCCATCAACCTGCGCCGACAGGCGCCGCAAACGCCTCCGAGATTTAGACGTGATAGCCTGAACAGAACCCAAAACCGTGGCCAACGCTGTACAGATAGAAGCCACCAGTGCAGGAGTAATCCACGACACCACAGCCCCCC